TATCTGATCCAGAGTCGTCAACATTAACGCCAACTTCTAGTTTACCAAAAGCATTTATATCAGCAGCTTCTTCAATTGTTAATCCAATTCTTGAAGCATTATTGCCAGACTTCCATACACCGTTGCCTGATGTATCTTCGTTGTAGTAAGCCATGTAGTTTAACTTACCATATATTGAGGCATTTACATCTGGTAGTGTCACCGTAGTCTCGGCGACAGATATAGAAGTAAGTGCCATAGCAAGAGCGATTGCCCCTACCATAGTTTTAATAGAACTCATAATGTTCTCCTTAATTTAAGTTTGATATCTCATTGTTTCATAAAAACAATACTATTATTTATAAAAACGAATCACTTGATTCGCTATCTTGATTAGAAAAAAGGGGTTGAGTGAAACCCAACCCCTTAATGTACAGAACAGGTGGAGAGATTAAGCGTCCTCTTCCGCCAGTTTACTAAAGTAATCAAGTGTTTCATCACTATCATCTTCAACAACTGGAGAGGATGTTGTATCTACTGTTTCTTGTACAACTGGTGCAGCTGTTTGAGTTGCAGGTGGGATCGCAACATCTTCAGCAGTTCCAGTACTTCTTGTACCCAATAAAACTTTATCTAGTTTCGCTTTTAGCTCATCATATGACTTAAAGTTTTCTGGTGCAAGAAATGGTTTCAAGGGATATTGTTTATCCCATATAGTTTCGATTGCTTCGTCATTGTCTGCAACAGCAGAAGCGCCATCGAATTCAGATTTATCATAATTCCAATAACCATCAACTTTTCTGATTTTCAGTTTGAAGTTTGCACCTTCCCAGAAATCAAATGGGTTGATTGGACTTTCATCTTCAAATTCAGGTTTCATCGCTTCAGTAATCTTATCAAAGATTTTCTTACCGAACTTAAATAGTTTGATTTGACCTTCGTTTTCAGGATGTTTTGGATCACTAATGATTTGAATATTAGCAATGTATGATAGTTTTCTTTTTCTCTTACGAGCAATTTCTTTATCTGCCTCTACACCAGAATTCCATAGTAAACTATTTGCTTCACTAATAGGACATTTCTTGTTTAGAGTAGTAAGACTGTTCTCGATTAACCAGCCGCCAGGACCTTGAAAGGCATGAGACCATAATCTCGCCCATGGTAAATCTTCATCTTTAACTGCAGGTAGAAATCTAAAGACTGCATAACCATTACCAGTTTTATCTAGTTCAGGTTTCCAGAATCGATCATCTGCATAAGAGTTCTTTTGTTTTGTGGGTTCGGCAACTTTTGATAGTTCGCCAATGAGTGTGTCTAGATTAGACTTTGACCTTTTGAGGGCCGCTATACTTGTATTCATATTATATCTCCTTGTATGATTGTATTTGTATATGTTTTGTGCTGTATAAATCGCACATAGTTATTTATAACGATAGTAATAGTATTATTATAACATCTTTTGATGATAGAGTCAAGCGTTTGTTGCATTTAACCAAAGATATTCACCCTTATATTCATCTAATTTTCTCTCTAACATAAGTATTTTTTGTTTTAAATCAGTAATTTCTTTCGATTTCTCTTGACATTCTGCCTCTTTCGTGTAATATAATGACATATAGTCCATTATTCGTGTTCTCCGTTTATTGATCTACCAAGACCTGATTGTTTTTGTACTTCTTTAAAATAATAAGCTGTTAGAAATATTGCGGCAACTAACAAGGCGTGTGCCAATGCTGATATGCCAAAAGCATAGATATTTTCAACAATGTAAATACCAAACACAGCAGACCACATCCATGCTAATATTTGCATAGACATTAGTTTCACTTGCATCGGTGCTTTACTAAGGGCGTTCACCCTATCATTCATAATTATATCCCAATAGTTTTTCATTATATATCCTTAATCTTCTTCTTTAGTATTTGTTTATATTTTGTAGTATTATATTTTAGAAATGGTTTGTATCTAATCATTCTTTCATATAATTTCGGCCATAATACTTTTTCTGTTATACTTTTATTTAACTGCCTAGAGAAGTTAAGTATATCATCTAGTATTATAAATGTTTCAAAGTTTATTCTTTTAGAAAGAAAGTACTTTAGTATGTATGGATGTTGACCATCTTTTGAAATGAATATATTATCAAATGTAATATCTTTTGTATTCATCTGTTCAATAATATAGTCTATATCCTGTTCATAATAATAACTTAATGCCTCAATCTTCTTTTGCCATAGTTTAAAGTTCTCATCACCAAGTCTACCAATGATGTCACCAACCCATAAATTAGTATTAGTAACAAAATTGCTAACAAAGTAGTCAGCAACATCCCTATCATTATAAAGTTTAGAAAGTTTATGAAAAAAATACCTATCCCTTCTCTTAGTAAAGGTGCCCAACCTTGCCGTTGTTCTACCATTGTGTTTATGGAAGTCATAAGATTGGTTTTTGCTCGTGAAGTGAAGTTTGACAGCCAAGTAGATTTTATAAACTTCAAAACCATTCATTCTACCTACTATACAGTTCTAATTTGTTTCTTAATTTGTGCTATCAGTTTATCTTTTTTTAATCTTCTATCTACTTCGATACCAAGATTTCTACCAATTATCTCTAGTTCTTTTTTTGTCTTATGTTTAAGATCAGTTCTAGTAATTGGGTCAGTTAATTCTAGTACTGATTTTGTGAGAACCTGTACTGGTTCTCCTGGTGCAATCAATTTTTCTAGAATGTTATTAAAGAATTTATAAATTCCCATATCTTTCTCCTTATATTGGCAACTTTGCCGTTTTCTCTTTTAACATATTCAGTCCCTGAGCTTCATATGCAATTTTTTCTTTTAATGTTTTATTAACAAGTGATCTTATTGTAGCAGGGTCAAGACCAGTCTTATCACAATAGGATACTATAGCGTCCATATATGAAGTCTTTTTCTCTTTAACAATATTCTCAATTATTAAAGCGAATTTATTCGGTGTAATTATATTATCCATACTACTATTATATCACTTTCTATTTGGTTTGTCAAGCAGTTCTTTCTTTAAATCGTCTTTTAAATCACTACGCTTAGGTATCTTCTTATTAGGAATGACTTGTGGTCTATTCTTATTTGCTCTTGCGACTGGATTACTTTTAATTTTTTTCATCTTTTTATAAATAGTTTTATGTTCTCAATTGTCTTTTTAATTACTGCAATCTTTACCTTTGAAGGTATGGATCAGGCATACTTTACTTACCATACCGATATGGCATTTCTATCAGAAGAATTATGCGATAATCATATATCTAAAAAAGGTGAAGAAGTTATTGTTTCTCTAGAGGAGCATTATTTAGGAGAAGATAACAACTTTCCACCTACTATAAACAAAGATGATTATGTTGCCTTTAGAATCGAATGTCAACCATATATCTGGGATAATGAATCTTTAACACCCATGAGATATAGACCAGTAGAGCCAAAAGAAGAACTACCCTCCGTTTGAAATTGTAAAGTCTGCGATTGCCTCTTTAAGTAAAGGTAAATAATCTTTCTTATCTTTCACAAATGTTTGCACAGCACCATCTTCTGTAACCATAAGTATAACTACTTGCTCGATGGGTTGACTAAATCTTTCTTCGTACATTTCACAATAAGCAGAACATTGAATAAAATAGTTCTCACACCATTCTTCTTTCTTCTCTTTTGTGGATGTTTTAAAATCAATAACAGATAACTTACCATCATATTCAGCAATACAATCAACTCTACCTGCAATCTTATACTTGTCGCTATACAATGCGGCTTCTTGTAATACAATATTATCAACATGATCTAGTTGATCTTTCATTATCGTAAACAATGCAAGAGGTAATACTTCTTGTTTTGTCAGTTCTTCATTATTAAGATAGTTCTCTATCAATGTATGTACAGCTGTACCTCGTCTTGCAGCTGATCGCATTATCTGATTTGCAACATCATTACCTACATGGGCACGCCATTTACGAATACCCTCTTTACCTCTATCTGATAAGACAGTTGTAATAGAAGGATACTTCTCACCCTTAGGGGTTACATAGTATCGCTTGCCATTAATAGATTCTGTGGGTAAGTCTGGACCACCCCAAGATGGGGCGTTATGCTTGAAAGACTTTAGACTATAATTGTCTTTCATAAATTTATTTAATTGATTCATAACTGCTATTATAACAGGATATGACTAGAATGTCAAGCAGTTATTTTAGTTCGGAGTG